TTAGTTTTCATTAGAATTGTGGTACAAATTGTGGTACATGGTCCCTTGTACCACAATTTCTGTATCGGTTGGTATTGCTGGGCTGAAGCCTTTCGAAACATTCAGGCTTGCTCCCTCTGTCGGACGAGTATAGTCAGCCGTCATTTGCACGCTTGAGTGACCCAGATAATGCATTACATCTATTTGTGGAACTCCATGCGCAATAGTTTCTGTTGCAAAATAATGGCGGAACATATGTGGATGCATTTTGATTCCAACTTTTGTGCTAATTGTTTTGCACAGATAAGTCAGGTGAAGTACTCCGGAAGGATCGCCATTTTGTTTGACCCACAACCAAGGAGTGGATTCAGTATCTTTATGACCGGCAGTCCGACGTAAATTGGCAGTTTCAATAGAATTCTCCAGTGCGTTTACTGATTCACCTGTCATCACAATTTTACGATAGCTGGTTTTCGTTTTTAGCTCGCCGCCATTGGGCTCGTTAACGCTGCGTTGATAATCAATATTTACAACTGCATATCTCTCTTTAGTAATTTGATTCTCTTTAATTTCAATTGAGGTAGTTCGCAGACCGTTAATTTCGCCGCGACGCATGCCAGAGTTCGCCAAGATAAAAATCATGTTGTAATCATACGGATTCAAATTTTCTTTTGCGCACTTCATCCATTTGTTGAAGTCTATCGGCTCAATTGATTTGTTTTTAGCGTCTTTGCCTGAGTAGTCTAAGCCTCTAATGCGGTTGCTTCCCAACAGCTCTTGGCTGACAGCATAGTTAATAATCAATGAGAGAGTACCATACGCAGACCTGATTGTGTCATGGGCTAATTCACTCTGTGATAGACTATCAAGCCAGGATTGGACGACAGGGCGCTTTATTTTGGATAAGAAATAATTTCCGAGTGCTTTTTTGATATAGGTGTCGTAGTTCATCTTTTGCGAATCAGCTGTTGAAGTGCGCCACCGACCTAGTCGTTCTTTTTCAGAAACCATCTGACGCCAAACTTGCTCTAATTTGACTTTGTCAGCTGATAGGTTGTCAAAATTCTTTAGCGCTAAATCAGATTCGAATTTCTTTAGGACAATATCAGCTTCTCGCCACGTTTTATAGCCAGACTTGCTAAACTGTTTATAATTTCCCACGGTGTCTTTATAACCGCGTCGCACACCAAATCGCTTACCTTGATCAGTTGGGTACTCGTAAAGATTTGGGTGATTCTTAACTTTTGTCCATTTTCTCATTATCGTTACTCCCTTCGTGATGTGTTATTTAATACGCCAAAAAACACGCACGTATGTTCTTTTAAACTGTAAAAAAATAGGCGGTACATAATTTCTATTAAGTTATTCTTCCGGATTAAGATCCATCTCAGCAATAGAATCATCAAGTTGTTCCATGACACCTTCAGCTTCAAGTTTGCTAGTCCAGGACGAACGATTTTCAGGTTTCTTTATGCTGTTGCGGACATTGCTATAAACATTTTCAACTAACTCTTCCCAAAGCTTGTCTGCCTGACGGGCAACCACTGTTTCGTTATATCGCTTAGCTGGCGCACGCTTCAAATTTTTTTGTCTGCAGATCAATCGCTTTTTCTAAAAATCTGTCTTTTGCTGAGGTAATTGATTCAAAGTAGTCGAAAAACTCTTTCTCGTTCATTTCTTGACCTCCTTATGATCAAAGCCTCGGTTAAGAATCGCACTTAACTATGCCACTAGGCGAGGTTAAAAATAAATATTACAGTTAAATCAGATGATTGAAAAACCCTTTTTTATGGGTTATAATTAATCATAAGTTAAGGGTCAATCCGTAGGCAAACCCTTTACTGCCTTGCCGTCTAGCTCAGTCACTCGTGTGGCCTTGAGCTTTTTTTGTTGGGCAAAATCGCCATTAACTAATAAATCATATCCCACAAATAATTTACGATAAAATGTTTTTAAACTGGTGTTTTCTTTTACAGCATTTTCAAATCCGTCTAACGCTGTATTTATTACATAGTCAGATAATTCTGTTTTGGGAATTCTTTTCAGATTATAGGTTATAACGGAAATACATTTGGGTGTTCCTAGTGGAAACACTTTGAAAATTTCGTCTAAACTATTGAATTTCTTACGATCATATCTTCCAACAGAGTTAATAATACTATCTAGATTTGGATAACATCTGATTTTATTTTCCAGCTTAAATAGTTCATCGTCTTTGAGTTTTAAAGTATCTAAATCGACACTATTCCAGTATTTTGCAAATGGAACTTTAGTTTTTCTGTCTCCCTGATGTGCTGCGAATGACAAGGCAACAGCAGGTAAATAGTTGTTAGTGTTCAGAAAATAATCCTTGATATAGCTTAATAGGTCCGGATATACATAAATATATTTTTTATCGCCTAAGGCAACAACAATATGTTTGCCCTGATTAATTTGATCATCAATTTTGTCAAGGTTTTCTACAGATACTAAAACAGATTCTATTTCGCCCTTTCGCCCGGAATCTTCAACCAAACGTTTGATTAATGAATTATATTTTCTTACTTCTAAAGGAGTTGCACCTTCATCAATTCTATTAAATTGTTTGTATAAATCAGTATAATTATCCGTTTTTATTGAAGTATAAGTAAAATTGAGGGAATGATCATTCTCAATAGATTCAGTTAACTCTTTGTGTCCTTTTTTATATTCAACAACCAGTATTCTATTCGCTGTTTTTCTTGTATCTTCTCGTGGTAATTGTGAGGAAAAATCAGATAACAGTTTTCTGACATTTCTATCTGTTAATGAATATCCTAAGAAAACGATTGGAGATGAAATCATTGAAGAAAGTATCTTTGCGCTAATTAATATCGATTGTTTGTCATACTCTTCGTAATCTTCTTTGGTTATTATTAATGAGCTAGGATCGGTGAGACTACCGTGGATTTTATACAATTCGGACCAATTATCTGTTTCATCAAAAAAGCCACTTTGTCCGATATATGTTTTAGGACTTTGTCCATTTTTATGATGTAATTCAGTTTCAATTAAAGAATCGTAGTTTGTAGTTACAATAATTTTTGCCTTACTGAGCAAAATACCGAATTGATTCAGTTCATCTTTATCAATATTGCTTTTTAAATGCGCTTTTTTGAAATGATTGCATAAGTCAAATTTGAAGGGAGATATATTTTGTTGATAGGCCATCTTATCTGTTAATCCCGCAACATGAATATCACCGTTGTAAAAACCATTGTCAAATTTTTCTTTAATGATTGTTGCAATTTCGGTATTAACGTTAAACCCTATATCTTCGTCGGATAAGTCAGAATATTTCTTCGTAAGATCGTGCATTTCAGAATAGAAGGGAGTAGAAATTTTTAATTTTTTCCAATATCGTTGTAGAAGTTCTTCCCAAGAGTCAGATTCTTCTAAATATCGCTTTGAGATACCTGACCCGATAAAAACGATAGGGTAACTATTATTGTCAACAATCTCTTTTAATCCCATTTAATCACCACCAATATATTTGTTCAAAAGCCCCAGCTGGGAGTCGAACCCAACTTAAACCGAATAGGGTGTGGTGCAGTTACTTCATGTCAGATTGTGATTTGCCAGATACGGCATCATTATCAAATGTGATATTAAAATTAGCTCCTAAATCGCCTTTGATACCAGTCATATACATGGCAATAACTTTCTTAGTTCCGCCGATTAGGCTTTCGTCTAAACTATCAGGTTCGCCAAACTTAGCGATAACATCGTTATAACTTGTTCCATTTGCGATTGATTCAAAATCGGCCAATGAAATTTTGTTTTTGCGGTTGATTTTAAATCCAGCTAAATTTTTTGAAAATGCTTTGCCATCCGTGAAACTAATGATAATGTTGGCGCCTAGACCGCCCTCGACATTCGTCCAAGTAAGGATGTCTGTTTTAACACCCTCAGTTGTACTACTTGAGGTAGAAGCTGGTTTACCAAATGTTTTTTTAATTTCATCGGTTGTCTGACCACCGTCGGCTTTATTCATTAAATCACCAATTTTGACGGCGTCGAATTGAGCCCGAGTGATTTTACCACTATCAGTTTTACTAGATGATGAGGACTTTGTATTAGTTGCAGTAGTTTTTGTAGATGAAGCTTTATCTGCCTTATCGTCACTGCCCTTATTGCCGCCCATTGCTGAACCAGCTGCAATGATGACAATAACAACTAAAATCCAGAACCAAACTCGCTTGTAGAATGGTTTTTTCAACTTATAAGTGTTGCCATTCTCATCTTTAATCTTTTTTGCCATAATAATTCCTCCAACCCAGACCTACATCTGGTATAATATTTTTGTACAAAGTATTACCGAAAGCTACCGTGCCAGCGGTGGCTTTTTCTTTTTGCTCTAACCGACCGATTTAATATCTTCTTGTTGGGCTATCTTATTCTTTTCAAGGACCATAGTTTCACGGTATTCAGCGGCATCTGGATTTTCCGTGAAATCAACCGTCAAATCTTCATATCCTTTAAGAACATCTTTTATCTTTGAAATAGGAACATTGAAATATTCTTTACGTGCATTAACTTTATTGATTCGTTCGTCTGCAAATTTATTATGTAATTCTGTTTCTAATTTGTAGGCATCGTAAGAGAAAATCAGGGCGTGAACATCAAATTTAAATGGCACTGAAGCAGAGCTTAGTTCCGCAATTCGTTCTAATGGATCTAGTCGGCGTGTGACACCAATTTTAACTACATCCGGGCCAAACGATCCAATATTAGAAATAATATAAACGTATCCGGCTGTAGCATTTTCGGCACGATAATCTAAGTCTTTCTTTTTATCCTCCGACTCGCCAATATTTTTTTGAAGTTCATCAATTCTTGATTGAACATCTTCTTTTTCTGTACCATCAAGCGTAGCAAGTTTCTCTTTTAGTTCAGCAACCGCTTTGATGTAATGATCTAGTTCTTTATCAATCTGTTTTTGAGCGTCTTGAATTTCCTTCTGAGCACGTTTTTCTTCACGCTCGCGTTCGCGTTGTTCACGCAATTCTTCTTTTTCTTCCTGTTTCTTTTCAGAATATTCGAAAGCAAGATGTAATTCATCTATTTTACTATCCAAATATTTAGGAGTGAGGCGAACACCGTTGGGATCGTTTAGTTTATTTAATTGATCGAAGGACTTCTCAATTCGATTACTGATTCTATCTAAATTAGAGTAGGTAATTTTATTAATCGCGGCTTCACACTCACCATTAAATGTTCGCAACAGCTGTTTGATGTTTTTCTTTTGCATCGAGCGGCCTCTTGCGGCGGAATTATCCAGTAACATTGATTTAAAAATCTCTGCCGCAAGCTCATTGCGAATCATTTGCTTTTGATCCTGGCGAACTTGATCGAGTTGAGATTTATATCCAAGTGATGAGGCAAAGTCATAACGAGGTTCGTAAAGGCCATTAGATTCCATGTTTACCTTATCTTCTGTATCGACTAATTTTTCTTTTAGACTTTTGATATCAGCATTTAGAGTTTTTATTTTTTCCTTTATGGAAGATTGTTTCTCATTAAGTTCATCAAGCTCTTTATTTTCATTGCTGCGTTTTGATTCGAATTCAAGCTCAAGATTTTTAATCTCTTTAGTTTTATTATCGATAATATCCTGTAATTCTGCAGGCTTCATTTGCTGTGCGGTCAAAACGATATTGGCTTTTTCCTGTAAACCAGCATTCTCAGCGGTTAAGCGCTCAATCTCATCTTTCAACTTATTGACTTTAAATAGATCAGTTAAACTCATTATTACTCCTCCAAGTGATTAATTAAAGCAATTCTAAATTGCCGTGATAAAAGTCATCTATTGTATCAATAGAATAATCAGCCATACTCTCACCAATATGGAATGAATCGAGGAATGCATGATAATTAGCATCTTCGGGATCAATGTCCTCAAAATACATAGGCACTAGAATATCAACGGCAGTTCTGTTTGCTTCGGCCTCGGTAGCACTATTAGAAGAATCGCAAAAATACGAAATACCCCGATGACTGCATAAAACATGCGCTGTTTCGTGTGCAACGACGAAGGGTAGCTGCTGCTGATCATACCAATTGAGATTGATGACAATTGATCTATGATACGCGCTAGATCCAGAGGGCGTATCTGAATTCATTGCACTAGTTAATTCGTATCTGATTTTGTGGTCGAACGCAAAGTTCAAAGTAGATTGCATGAAGTTATCATTCATCATCATCTTTGCCCCTTAGCAGTCTTCTCATTAGCGCCAAATCTTCAGGCGGAACGGGCTTACCTTGGAATGTTAAGACTGCGTTTTCATCGTCAAGATCAACAGCGTTTTCTTTGTCTTGATCGTTTGCAGAAAGACCTGCAAAATTTAGTATTTCTTCATTACTTATCCTAAGTCCCTTAGCCATACGCTTTAACGTTGGAACTTTAGGGATGTTTCTCTGACCACGTTCCACTAGCGACCAGTAAGATGCAGAAATGGCTGGTTTGTCGCCAATCTTTGATTGGTTTGATACTTGTCTTAAAGAGAAGTTTTTTTGGTTTCGAATTTGTTTAATTTTATTTCCAAATTCTTGTGGAGTGACAGAACTCATACATATCAGTCCTTTCAATACGATAAGTATAACAAAAGTATAACGTGTGTACACAAAAATATAAAAAAGAAGCAAATATTCGTTGACAAAAGTTATACTAATGTTATTATGTAATTGTACTTAAAAACAAGGAGATGATGAATTGGTTAAGCTTTATATTTCGGACCGTGCAAAGATTGATGAATTAATTGCTATGAACGGTTATACGCAAAAGAGCTTGTCTGACAAGGTAGACATCATTCCTAGCTATCTATCTGCAATCTTGAACGGAAAACGTTCTGCAGGAGTTAAAACTGCAAAAAAAATTTCTGGTCGACTTGGTGTTGAGATTTCAGATATTTTTTTTGCCCAGGATGTTTACAAAAGTTATACAAAATAAATAATTAAGGAGGAAGAACCATGAAAGAAAAATCAAACGAATCAAAAGCAATCAACTTCCCAGGTCTACTAAATCGGTTGGAGAACACGTACAACTTTAACAAGGAAAATGTTTACCCCAACAGATTAGATGATGTTGTCGCTGATATTAAAAAAATCGAGGCCAAATACAATCTTCGGCCTCGACAACTTGAATCAGTTGTGAGATTTACTCGTGTGGAAAGTGAACTTGCTCGGCTATTAGATCAACGCTGAATTTTGTTTCGTTACGATCAGCGTGATACCTTGCAAAATCCATATTAAGGTCTGAAGCTGTTCCCCAAGCTTCTTTGACTCTCGGAATCATGTCCTGAGACATTTCTTCTTGGCAATATGGACACTGAATGGTTGACGGCCATGTACTCGTATTAAGGACGAATTTATGGCCGCACTGACCACATGTAATTTGAACCACAGTTATCTGTGCCATTTTGTCACCACCTTTCAGGTTGATTATATCGCTTAAAGGTGAGCAACACTATTCAATTTTCAAGGAGGTGAGCTAAATGAGTAAGGAAGAAATGATCAACGATATCATTCTCTGGCGGCCAGATGTTTCACGCAATTACTGGGAGTCAAAGTCAATTCGAGTTGTTGAGGCTAATTGGAAGTTGCTCAACAGCTGTGAAAGTAATGAGGTAGATGAAATCAACGCTACTTATTGCTGACAAATGAATTGTACCGTAATTCAGAGTGTGTCCTGCACTACGCAATTTGAGTGATTGGAGGTGAGTATATATGTATTTAACACAATCAGATCAGCAAGTTCTCTCTCTCTTTGATCAACGGCTCAAGGCGAATGATATGGTCCGTGGTGATATCGCAGCAGACTTAGGATTTAAACACGCAAGTGCGGTAACGAATTGGTCGTCACGGGGTATTCCTGAAAATCAGCTTTTTAAGGTTATTAAGGCAATGCGAGATGCAAGATTCATGATTGGCGCCTGTTTGCTTGAAAGTGGCATGGTACTACCGAAGATTACCAAGGCCAAAGATGATTCATATGCGTGGTTCTTTTCCCAGAAAAAAGAGGAAAGCGAGCGACGTGCCCTCGATAATCGTTTTACCGAATTAAACAGTAAGCCGGTTGACCAGAGAACCAGTGCTGATCGTGAGGAAATGAAACGTTACTGTGACGAATATCTGCAGGAGGTCACGGCAGAAGTTGAATTAGTTTTACAAATTACTGATGACTGGGGTATTCAGGAGGTGATCAAATGGAAATAACAATTGATAAGGATTCAGCAAAATTGTTAGTTGAAACATTTAAAGATAGTGCCATGGACGAGCTTGTATCAAAAGTAGTTGCTGCCTTAAATACAAAAACCCCTGTTAGTCAAAAGTTGCTATCAACTCCCAAGCTTAGTCAAGTTAAGGGCATGAGTCGTGAAACAATCATAGCTTATGTTGCGGCCGGAATGCCACACACGTCAGTTGGGAAAACAGGGAAGCAATGGCGTTTTGAACTGGACCAGGTTAATTCGTGGCTGGATGAAAATCAGGAAAGGTATTGATTGCATGAGTTTTTTGCAGCAGGTATCAGGAATCTTAATTTTGATTGGGCTTACTACCATCGTTGGAATAGCTTACGAGTGGGGCAAGACTGGAACATTCAAAAAGGCTTTACATCAAATCTTTGATTTAGATTGGAAGTGATTTTGTGACAGAACTTGAAATGATGCAGCGGATTCGAACTGCAAGATTGTTTGCATTCGAGGAGGCCTACAACAAAATCGAAGATCGCATACGCTTCAATCGATTGATTGGCATCAATGATAAGGAAATTGGCATGACAGCGTCACAAGGAGCAATTCAGGAACTGATTAATGAAGAGCAATATGAATTGGCTCACGGAACAACAAAAAAGCCTACATCGGCCGCCACCGACATAGGCTAAAAAATAATCAAATCAAAATTATTTATACACATATTTTAACATTGCAAAGGAGTTTAAACAATGACAGTCATTAATTTACAATCAATGACCATTCATCATTTTAAGGGTATCAAAGATTTCAGCTTTGAGCCTAAAGGAAATGACGCTGCTGTTTTGGGTCAGAACGCTTCGGGTAAGACAACCATTTTTGACGCTTTTACTTGGTTGCTTTTCGGCAAGAACTCGGAAGAATCGAAAGCATTTCACGTCAAGCCATTGGCGGCTGAGGGAACTGAGTTACTTGGATTAGAACCTGAAGTTACCGCAACGCTGAAAATTGGCGCTAAGAATACAGTACTGAAGCGAGTTCTCAAAGAAGTTTGGACCAAACCAAACGGCGAGCTTAAGAAGGTGCGCAAGCCTGATAAGACTCTACTTTACGTGGACGATGTACCACAGAAAGTTAAAGAGTATGAGGAATTCATCAATAAGATCATTGATGTCGATACTTTTAAGGCGCTAACTAACCCGGCGATGTTTACCAATCTCAAATGGGATCAACAGCGTGCTGTGTTAATGCAACTTATCTCAGGTCTAACTGATCAAGATGTCATCAATAAGCATCCAGAGCTCAAAGACTTGAGTCAGTTAATCAGTGATAGTACTATCGAGGACCAAAACAAGCGGATTAATGATCAGCGTCGTCAGATTAAGCGTGATATTGATGCTTTGCCCGCTCGAATCGATGAAGCAACCAGGGCAATACCCGAAACAGTCTCCACTAGTCCTGGTGACTTAGAAGAAATGAAAGCTACCTATCAATCTGAAATTGATTCTCGTAAGGCAAAAATTACTGAATTGCGATCGGTTGATACCCCAACTGCTTTATATAAACAGATAGCAGAATTAAAGTTACAAGCAGTTAAGGATGAAACAAAATTTGGGGCTACCAATAATCTACACGTAATGGAAACGGCCAATAAAGTGACTGAATTACGACGTCAACTGAGTGATGCAACTAATAACGATGAGCAATTGACTGCTGATATATTCAGTACTGGGCAAAAAATAGAGGGTATTGAAATAAAGAAAGAGTCACTTCTAAAAGAATATCACGCCCTAAAAGAACAAAGTTTTGATGAATCTGCAAAGACCTGTCCAACTTGTCATCGAGAACTACCCGATGATGAAGTTGCTGAACTGATTAAACATTTTAATACCGAAAAATCAGAAAAATTAGAGCAAATCGTCGCTCAGGGAAAACAATACAAGTCTGAATTGGATGAATTAAGAATTAACCTGGGTGATCTTAAGCGAAATGAAGAACAATCAATTTCTAAGGTTACCGAATTAACAAAATTGAATAAAAAAGCAACATCAGAGTATGAATCGGCAAAACGTTCTTTAGTCGAATATAAAGATTCAGCTAGTTGCAAAGAGACCGAAGCCAAAATTGCTGATTTACAGAATCAAATCAATAATCAGTCGGCCTCCCAGATTAACGTAACTGAGATTGAACACCTGAATGATGAGATCAGTCAATACGCCAAGTCAATTGCTGATATCGAAACTGAATTAGCTAAATATCAAGCTGTTAGAACACAACAAGCACGCTTAGCAGAACTTGAAGCCGACGATGCACGATTAAAGGCGCAGTATAACGAACTAGACAAGCAATCTTACCTGATCGAACGGTTTATGCGTGCAAAAATCACCATGACCGAAGATAGCATCAATCAAAAATTTAGTGTTGTTAAATTCAAGCTATTTGAAAACCAGAAAAACGGTGAATTGAAAGAAACCTGCGAAGCAACGGTTAACGGTGTGCCGTTCAGTGATCTAAATAATGCGGCCAGAATTAACGCAGGATTGGACATCATTAATACTCTTACAGATTTTTACGATATGAAGGCTCCAATCTTTATTGATAATGCAGAATCAGTTAACCATCTGGTTGAAACTGGATCACAACAAATCAGCTTAGTAGTATCCGAAGATAAAAAATTGAAAGTGGTGGCTTAAATGACAGTAGCAAAATATGAAACAGGATTATCTAAGATTACCAATGCAATTGCACCAATGATCTCCAGCCAATTAAGTAATAACGGCATTGAGATGACTGACTATCAACGACAGGTCGTTATTTCGGCAATCTCTGCAATTAACACAACGCTAGAGAATAGCAGCTTATCGATTAGCCAAATCGATCAGAGCAACTTAACACAAATCTTATTGACGGTAGCCGCGTTGCAATTAAATGCTGATGCAACTCCACGAGAAGTTTATTTCATCGTTCGGAAGTCAAAAAACGCCAAACCAAAGATTGAAATGAATATCGAGGGTGACGGCAACGATGCTTTACTGGCACGATTTGGTCGCGACGTTAAAAAAGTCTACCCTTATTGGGCAATTCGAGAGGGCGACGATTTCACTTATCCATCACACAGAGGTGTCGAAACAACCCCACCTACATGGGTCGAAAAAGGTATCGGCAAGGTCATTCGGGTCGTTTATCCTATTGAGTCACAGAATGGCAGTATTAACTATTACATCGGCGAACGTGCTGATGTTAAGAAGAATTTGATTGCCCATATGATGAACAACTTGATGTGGGATAAAGATAAGATTGCTAAGAAAACGGAGATTCGCCAGAAAACTGAAAATATGACGCTTGATGAAATCTTAGACGATGATGATTTAGTTAAAACTGGCCAGATCAGTCCTGCTTGGCGCGAACCTCAGTCTCGTGAGAGTATGATTATCCGTAAGATGCGGAACAATGTTACTAAAAAGATTCCTAAGGATTTCTCCAGCAGTTTTGTTGCTAATCAATATCAAGAGGTCACTGATCCAGAGGCTGCTAAGGTTCGCAAGGACGTAACAGAACACGCCAATTCAGAAGACTTTGAACAGGCAAAAATTGAGGCTAGTAAGCCTGAAAAAAATGAACCCAAAGAAGGATGGAAGCCCGCACCTGAAGGAGTATCGCAAGCCAGTGAAGTAGTTAAGCCTCAGCAGCCTGAAATCATCGATGCACCAACTAAGGAAGAAGCCCCACAAGAACCAGAACCTTCCATTTTTGATGATGACGAGGACCCATTCTAATGCTTGATATTACAATATTTGGCACAGGATCATCAGGAAACGGTTATTGCGTGAGTGATGGTAAGACTCAACTTTTACTTGAAGTTGGAATTCCCGAGAAAAAAGCCGCACCTAAGATGAACTTTGATTTCAGCAAAGTTGTTGGCATCCTAATCACTCACGAACATGGTGATCACAGCAAGTATCTGAAGCAATATCTGCTCAATACGATTGCGCCAGTTTATCTGACAGCTGGCACTGCCAACGCACTCAAATTCGAAGGTGTTCGAAGAGTCGACATCCAGCCGTTACACGAGTACAAAATTGGCACTTGGATAGTGACGCCATTTCACGTCGAACATGACGCCAAAGACCCAGTAGGCTACCTGATTGAGAGTCAGGCGGGCGACCGTCTGCTTTATGTCACTGATACTTATTTTGTTAAATATAGGTTTAAAGATATTACTCAGATGTTAGTTGAGATGAATTACTCATCTGCAATCGCTCAGAAGAATGTTGATGATGGTATTTTAAATCCATTCTTGGAGCGGCGTATCTGGCATTCTCATTTCGAGATGGAGAACTCATTGAACTTCATTAAAGCTAACACCTCACCAAGTTTAGAGAGCGTCACGCTGATCCATTTATCAAAGTTAAACGGTGATCCAAAGTTGTTTAAATCTAAGACTCAAGAAATAACCGGTGTACCAGTCACAATAGCAAAAAGTTAGGAGGTGCCCAATTGGCACGTCCAATCAAAAAAGGAATTGATTATTTTAATTTAGATGTTAATTTTCTCCATGATATCAAGATTCGAAAAATCATGCGTTCGTGTGGAAACCAGTCAATCACTATACTAATCTGCCTGCTCTGTAATATTTATCAAGACGATGGGTATTACATGCGGTGGGATGAAGATATACGGTTCTTGGTGGCCGATGATGTCGATGCCAAGGAAAGTGCAGTACAGGATGTGGTGACAAGGGCGTGCGCAGTTGGGTTCTTCGATGATTCATTATTCAAGGAGTACAGAATTTTAACGTCGAAACGGATTCAAGAGAATTACAAGTTGGCCTCGAAGCAGAAGAAAGATAGTTCGATTAAACCCGAATATTTACTGCCAAGAGTTTCCATTAATGATAACGGGGTTTCCATGCATGGAAATGGAGTTAACAAGCATGACAATCCACATAGTATATCAGAACAAAACAAATCAGATAATAACAAACAACAACAACCAGCTGCTGCCGACGATTGGCAATCACCAATGATTCTCTGGCAAGCGACCTTTGGGATACTGAATACTTTTCAAATCCAGCTTTTTGAAGAGTACTCACAATCGCTTGGTGTAGAAATCATGTCTGAAGCTGTTAAACGTGTGGCGACGAATGCTTCTAAAGGCACTGGTGCGTTTAAATATCTTGAAACCATCTGTAAAGCTTGGGTTGCCAATGGCGTTAAGTCACTTGCTGACATCGAACGGTTAGATCAGCAGCACGAGAACGCCAAACTGCAGAAGAAGTCAGTTGGAAGGCAGTTTTACAATCGCAAGAAACCAATAGGAATCGTGCCAAGTTGGATGCAAGAAGCCAGCAGTGAGTCTAACAGTCAGCCTACTGAACCATCTGTGTCCAAGAAGGATATTCAAGCAAAATTGGCAGCTATAGCCAAGACAAGGGCGGAACTGGAGGCTAAGTCTAATGCAACTGACAATGAATCCCAAGGATAAAAATCAATTCGTTGAGCAGCTTAAAGAATTGAAACATCAAGGTTATGAATGGATTGTCCGTGAAGATGACAGGTATGTCGTGCTTTTTAGCTTGTTGCCTAAGAAATATACACAATCCGATGAGCTATATGGACATTGGTGGGGTTACTCGAGCGAGGATGACCCAAGAGCTTTACCTGCTTACCCGGTTGAGCCGGCTAATAAGTTTGTCATGCAGCTATCACCAAATCACGCAACTAAAATTGAAGATTTATTAGCACAATTATAAAATGCGCCGTTGATTATGACCGGCGATTAAGGAGTTTTAACATGAAAGATCATAAAGCAACATTTGAATTATTAGTTACGACACAGGGTTCGCGCAAACAAGTATCCGCAAAGATTCGTAATGCATCGGATACAGACATATCTTTCGTAATCGTTACACTGGCTCGGAAGATAGCCGCGAGCAGTCGTACCGAAGACACGTCGGCAGCAGATGTACTATTCGGATTAGCAATATCAGATATGCAAACACCACCGGAAAATGTGAAGTTTGCGGCTTCTGAAAAACTTAGCCAGGAGGCAAACTAATGGAATTTAGACATCCAAAACACATTAAACTGTCTAAAAAAGTCGGCGACGCACTGGACCTTTACTATCCAGAAGATGACATTAACCAGGTCATCAGAGATATCTCAGAAGGCGAGATATGCGAAGAACTTTACGCTTATTACCAGGAATACGGGGATGCAGCTATTTTGAAATTCAGGTATGCCCTTGAAAATGGTTGGGACCCGTTAGAACCAGATGATCATCATGATGAGTGATCTGCTATGGTTCAAGAATAAGTATCATCGAAAAACTTGACCGGATTTATGCTAAGAGCGACTTAAATTAACAGGTTAGAGGAGTGTATGTATTAATGCTTGGAGAAGTAAATTTAGATATGCCGCACAGTGGTTCATCAACCGATAGATTTAGTGCACAACGTATTGCGGGTGGTGATGTGTTGCTAGAAGTCTACGATTCTGCCAGCGTTCATGGTATGGCAAAACAATCATTATTAATTGCAAAGAATAATATTCCGAAGTTCATTGATTGGCTGGAGAAAGATATTTCAAAGCTAACCTATAACAGAAAAGTTCAACTAACCTTTCTGGGTGAGCCAGTTCCTCAAGGGAGACCTCGGACCACAATTGTGAAAGGAAAAATAATTGTTTATGATCCAGTAGATAGCAGAAAGTATAAGCAACTTATCAAATACCAAGCCTACCATCAATACAAAGATAAACCGTTAGAAGGTCAATTGCGGTGTGACGTAAAGGTCTATCGCTCGATTCAAGCAAGTACCAACAATAAGCAGCGACGGTTAAAAGAACAGGGGATTGTGCGTCCTATTGTCAAAGGTGACATTGATAATTATTTTAAAGCGGTAACCGATCCATTGTCCAAGATTGTTTGGAAAGACGACGCACAAATTGTTGAAGGTTTCATCAGTAAATACTATTCAGAGAACCCACGAATCGAAATGACCATTAGTCAAGTATAACGGCACTGGTATAACTAATTAGAATGGAGGAATAACGATGGAAATGATTAGAACGCCCGATCAAACTCAATTGTTTAAGTTCAAAGATAATGTCGTTCGTGCATTAACAATTGAAGGGGAGCCGTATTTTGTTGGGAAGGATGTTGCCGAGATCCTTGGATATTCAAATACACGGGATGCACTATCGATTCACGTCGATATCGAGGATAAAAATACCGTCGCGATTCACGACGGTAATAAGGGAAATCCTAATCAAACAGTAATTAGTGAGTCTGGATTATATTCACTTATTCTCTCAAGCAAATTACCAACTGCAAAAGAGTTCAAACGTTGGGTGACGTCGGAGGTTCTTCCTTCAATTAGAAAACACGGTGCCTATATGACGGGCGCGACGATTGAATCTTTGCTTGCAAATCCAGAAAATGGTGCCAAATTATTAATGACCCTCAGTGCCGAACGTCAAGCTCGATTGGCAGCCGAGGAACAAGTCGAAGTGATGACACCTAAAGCTCTATTTGCTGATTCGGTTTCTGCCAGCCATAATGCCATTTTGGTTGGTGACTTGGCCAAAATATTGAGTGGCAATGGAGTAAACATCGGTGCCAACCGATTGTTTAAATGGTTAAGAGTTAATGGATATTTAATTTCAGGGAACAGAACTGATCGAAATATGCCCACACAAAAATCTATGGAATTAGGTCTGTTTCAGATTAAAGAGACGGTAATCAATCATTCTGACGGTCATACTTCAATTTCAAAAACATCAAAGGTCACAGGTAAAGGCCAACAATATTTTATCAACAAATTTCTTGCATAAAAAAAGGCCGCCCGCAAGCAGCCCCTTATGAATGATTTTGACAAATCTAATTATATCACGTGGGGTGAGCGAGTGGTACTGTTGCCAGAACTAGATGACAAAGCTACTAGAAGGAATGCACGGGCAGTTTTAAATCGATTTAGAAGCTATGCTCGAATGGCTGGGCGCCCATTAGTTGAAATCAAATCGCCCACGATTGATGATATGCCAAAGGCTCAAGCTTACGGTAATTCAGCAGAAAAAAGGATTGTTGGTATTATTAATGCTCAAGTCGAAATAGATAAGATCCAACAGGCAATGTCGTTTCTGTCTTTCGATAATTATTGGGTGTTGTATTATTCGTATTTCACACCGAAGCCACTGTCTAACGATGAGATATCTAAATTAATTAAGGTTGCGACTGATAAGACAGTAGATTATCGAAAAGCAAAGGCCCTAATACAATTCGCTGAAGCATATCCAGGGCAATCCTTGCTGGTGTGGAAGCAAAACTAGATTTCGTTAAGAAATCGTCAAGAAATCATTCGGAAATAATTCGGAAAAAAGTCCGAATTAATGCGTTATAGTGATATTGTGGTTAATTTCAAAAGAACCCTTCCATAGGGCGGCGTGAGTGGTAATTATTCTGGTTCGATTCCAGTACACGCCATTGCTGTGCACCTCCAATACTGATGTTTTGCGACTAACTCCTTTAAAATAATTTTCCGGGACCTACTACCAAATCTTTCATAATTAATTGCACAGCAAACATCCCCAATTCCTTACAGTCATAATTGGGGATATACATATAATAAAGTTAAGGGATGATCACATGGATAAAAAAGATATTCTAAAGATGACTAAATATGATATGGCCGGACTGGTTCCCAATGAGGAGACTACACAGAGTATCAGAATGTTAAGCAGATTGTTCGGTGAGTCAGTTAATCAATATATAGTTGATGGGTACGATCGGGTTGAAGCAATTGAAATGGCACAAGCCTTATTTTCAGCGGTATTCAAGCCACATAAGTTGGATAAATAGGAACCCCTCACACTCCATATTGATATTTCAGTAATAAGTGTTACCTTAATTATAAAATATGTTATGGGGTGGCATGAATGGATAAAAAGACATTGAAAGCAATGGTTGAGCATCCTGAGTATCTGATGAATTCTGAGCGTGTAGGACTAAAACAGCGCATACAAGAACAAAAGATAATTAAAGATGAGATAAAGGATGCAGCTATTGAAACTGCAAAGTCTCAAGGGAGGAGTATAGTGTCTCATATTATTAATATGAATATCGGGAACATTCTGTTAGATATAATCGAAACAGGAGATAGGCTGAAGTCAAACTTGGATGATGCGAAAAAAGCGGCTTTGATTAGTGAGTATTTACAAAAGGTTGATGATCAGGAACAGGGACTGATGAGGCTTGCAGACTTGATAACTGATCCATACGGTTTAAGCATTTACTCAAAAATAACAGCGTTATTAAGTGATTCACCGTTTGATGATGATTTGATTTCGATTCTCTCTGAATATCTAGCCAAGCTATCTAAAGAACCAAATCTAGGCGAAGCATTTTCTAAAAGCAAGACAATCTTAAATTTAATAGATAAGGTCTCACCACTCGCGTTAATTGTGTTAAAGAATTATCGATTTTGGCCTCGCATTTCAAACCCTGGAGCAGCAGTTGTTGTCGGTGGCGTTGTACAGGGTGATAACAGTCAACTAGTTGCAGAGTGTTTTCAAACAATTCCCGCTCTTCATGGTATAGAAGTTGGATCGATACGAATGGCAATTTTAGACCTTCAAGTAAATGGATTAGCACAGTTTATGCAAGGAACTGACCGAGTAACAAATCAAATTGTGTATGTGGAAATGCCAACAGATTCTGGAACTATGTTAGCTGATGTAATAAGAGATTGATTTAAATTTAGGCGCTTAGGCGTCTTTTTTTATACCCAAATTTAGGAAAGGAGGTGGTGTCAATGGCGATGCGTATCCATTCGAAGTTTGGTTACTGCTCCGTGGAGGAAACCAAAATGGATGCACGACTGGAGAAATGGCTAAAGCAGGAAAAGGCCAAGAAGAAAAAGTCTGAAGAACGGGTGAATGTAAGTGTTAATCGAAACAAAGTCTATTCATGAGTTAAAAAATGCTGAGTACAATCCTAGGGTTGAGCTTAAACCAGGGATGCCTGAGTTTGAAAAGCTTAAGAGCTCAATTGATACTTTCGGGTTGGTTGACCCGCCAATTTGGAATAAACAGACAGGCCATTTAGTTGGTGGTCATCAGAGGGTAGCTGTCGCTAAGCTTCTGGGGATGACTAAGTTGGACGTATCAGTCGTTGATTTGTCATTGGTTAAAGAGAAACAGCTCAATTTAGCACTCAATAAAATCTCGGGTGAATGGGACGAGGATAAGTTAGCCCAGTTGCTTGATGACTTGGGTGATGAAGTTGAGATTACTGGATTTGATGAAGATGAAGTTAGTGATTTAATTCAAGCCATGGAACACAAAGATGATCAGGCGGTTGACGTGGTCGAAGATGATTTCGATGTTAACTCATTTTTGAAGGACGACCAGGAGCCTACCGCCAAGTTAGGTCAGATTTGGAAGTTGGGACGCCATTATCTAATGTGCGGCGATTCGACTGATAAGGACAGCGTGTCGAAACTTATGCAGGGTCATCAAGCTGACTTAATCATCACTGACCCACCTTATAACGTTGCAGTTGAAAGTCATTCCAAAGAGTTGCAAGACTCGGGACGAGATATCATTCTCAATGATAAGCTGGCCAGCAATGATTTTAATTCTTTCCTTGACCAGGTCTTTGCACGATATCAGGAAATTAGCAAAGATACAACGCCTGTTTATGTATTCCACAGTGCAACTTATCAACGAGAATTCGAAAATGCTATGAACAAGAATGGCATCGTTGTCCGGGCTCAATGTATTTGGGTGAAGAACAATGCGACGTTCGGTTGGGCTCAATATCGTTGGCAGCATGAGCCTTGCTTTTATGCTTACTTTGATGGTAAGAGCCCAAGCTGGTATGGCGACCGCAAACAAACAACTGTGTGGCGCGACGAGTTAGTCGAAGACATCAGCACTGTTTGGGAAGTCAGTCGTGACAATACCAATGAGTATATGCACCCTACCCAAAAGCCTATCAGCTTGATTAAGATTCCAATGGTCAACTCAAGCAAGCGTGATGACATTATTGTTGATTTGTTTGGCGGTTCAGGTTCGACACTTATTACTGCTGAGCAATTGAAACGTTCATGCTATACGATGGAGCTTGACCCTAAGTTCTGCGATGTGATCTTAAATCGATTTGAGAAGTTAACGGGAATTAAGTCAGAGTTACTCGAGCATTAGAAAAAGCCCAGATGCGCTAACATCTGAGCCCTTTCTCGTACCGGGTAACCCCAGCAGAGACGGCAGATTGACCACCGGTGGTCGTTATGAGGACTGCCGCCTCGTTTTCAATAATAATTGAATGCTGGGGTTATAACAATGGCTGAAAATAATGACGAGTTAACTATTTTAATCGAACAAGCAGAGCAAAAGACCGAGAGTATTGAGGAATACCGTAAGATTATTAGAATTGCTCTTGGTAAATGGTTGAAAAATCTTCAAGCAGGCGATATTAAGTTGAATTCTGTTCACGACGCGGAAGTGCTTATGAGCTTAGACCTAGAATTGCAAAACAAACTCAATGAATAGCTAATATCAGGTGGTGAGTTGATGTGATGTGACTGACTTAAATAAAGTAAAAGCAGATTATGAGGCTGGTACGAAGTATAAGGATATCGCTGCTAAATATGGTGTGACGGTGAATACCGTTAAATCCTGGATACGGCGAAACGGCTGGTCTCGAAATAAAACAGGAACTAAAAAGAGGGTGCACCCTAAAATTAAACAGGGTGCACCCATTGGTAACCAGAATGCGATTGGTAATGTTGGCGGTGGTGCACCGACTCGCAATAAAAATGCGGTAGTGACCGGCGAACACGAATCGATATTGCTGTCCGAGCTTGACGATGAAGAGCGCAAACTATACGACCAGGTGCAAACAGATCCGCTCACACGAATTGATGAAGAAATTCGCATCTTAACGATTCGAGAGCGCCGTATGTTGGCTCGCCTGAAAGCTGCTCAGGATGATCTGACAGATGAAGAGGTTACAACCCTCACTCAATTAATCAATGACAAGATGCCATCAACGAATCCGAAAGGTAGAACGGTGATGATTACTGTCAAGCATATGGCCGACGTTCAAGTCTCTACAGTTAAAACCAGCCAAATCGATTTGGTTCTGCGGCTTGAGGAGAGTTTGACCAAGGTCAGCGCCCAACTGAATAAGGCGGTTGCTACGCGACAATCAATTATTAACGCTGATGTGCGTAATGAGTTAGTTCAATCTCAAAATGAAATTGCTAAGACTCAGAATATTAAACTGCGTGCAGATTTAGGTATCGACGATGATGATGATAACGACGACGGATTCATTGATGCAATCAAAGGCAGGCTGAAAGAAGTGTGGAACGATGAAGATTAAGCGTGCCACATTTCAATTCAAGCCATTCTCTGATAAGCAGCTGCAAGTCTTGAGCTGGTGGATGTGGCCTAATACTGCCAAGCTTGATGCTATTATCTGTGATGGGTCAGTCCGCGCAGGTAAGACGGTGGTCATGTCACTCTCCTATGTTATGTGGTCAATGAGTGAGTTTGATGAGCAGCAGTTCGGGATGGCTGGCAAAACGATTGGGTCTTTAAGACGTAATGTGATCAGACCATTAAAACAAATGCTTGCATCCCGTAAATATCGTGTTATTGATCATCAAACGGATAACATGCTGGAGATTAGCAAAGGTGGTAAGACTAATTACTACTTTTTGTTTGGTGGTAAGGACGAAGGCTCTCAGGACCTTGTCCAAGGCTTAACGGCTGCTGGCTTTTTCTTTGATGAGGTTGCCTTGATGCCAGAATCATTTGTAGCCCAGGCCACAGCGCGTGTGTCAGTTGAGGGTGGCAAGTTCTGGTTTAACTGTAACCCTGCAGGCCCATATCATTGGTTTAAATTGCAGTGGATTGACAAACTTAAAGAGAAGCATGCGCTGCGAATTCATTTCCGCATGAGTGATAATCTCTCTTTGAGCCAGTCAATTATTGACCGATATGAGCGGATGTATACCGGCGTGTTCTACAAGCGATATATCTTAGGCGAATGGGTGCTTTCAGAGGGTGTGATTTATGACAACTTCGATGAAGAACTCATGGTCGAAGATTTACCAGCTGGCACTCAATTTGAAAAGTATTATGTATCCGTGGACTATGGGACTTTAAACCCCACAGTCTTTTTATTATGGGGCAAGTTAGGCGATACATGGTACTGCATTAAGGAGTTCTATTACTCCGGACGTGAGTCATCCCGACAGTGGACAGATGAGCAATATGTTGACGCCATGGATAAATTTGTCGGGACGCTCAAGCCAACACTCATCGTTGACCCGTCAGCAGCATCGTTTATTACGTTGCTACGATCACGTGGCTATAAGGTTATGAAGGCTAATAATGATGTGCTCGATGGTATCAGAGCTACCCAGTCAGCAATGAATACCGGCAAGATTAAGTTTTCGAGCACGCTCAAGCATCTTTTCGCAGAGTTTTCGTCCTATATTTGGGATGCAAAGGCCGAGGAACGTGGCGAAGACAAGCCAGTTAAGGAACACGACCACACTATGGATGCAATGCGTTATTTCGTTTATATGGTGATTTATCGTAATCCAGTAGCAAAAATCAAGAAGCGGCCAAGCTGGCTGCATTAATGGAAGGGGTGATAAATTGGGAGTTGCAATTGATAGAGATCTTGCAGGTGATATCAATAATCCAAGCTTTGAAGTTATTAACTTTGCTATTGATCAGCGTAAGAATGACATCCCTCGGTTAGACCGATTGTTTAACTATTACAATGGCAAACAGCCGCTTAAGCCTGACGGTAATAACTTGCGTGTTGGTGCTGCAAATGGTAAAGAGCCTAACGTTATGGTGAATCATGCCAAATATGTGACGGATATGGTTGTGGGCTTTACAACAGGTAATCCGATTAGCATTTCAGCGGCAAAAGGTAAAGATATCCAGCCGATTGATGATGCTCTGCAGCGCATGGACATTAACAAGCACGATGCGGAAATGGAAAAAGACCTTTCAGTCTTTGGCGAAGCTTATGAGCTTGTTTATCTGTCGAAGATTACCGAAGCTGAAACGGACGAACGTATCGAAAAGATTGACCCACGTGGCATTGTGCTTGTAACTGACGATACTGCTGAAAAGAACCCATTGTTCGGCATTCATTTCCAAGAAAAGTATGACCTAAAGGGTAATCAGAATGGCTTTTTGATTACTGTTTACACCGAGAAATACATCATCAAGTATAGAACCGAATCTGGAACCAATTTAAGCGCATCAAATCTGAAGAGTCCACCCAAGGTAAAAGAACATTACTTTGGGGATGTTCCAGTAATCGAATATCGTAACAATGAGGAACGTCAAGGTGATTTCGAACAATCAATCAAGATTATGGATGCTTATAACGTTTTGCAAAGCGACCGGCTTGCTGACAAAGAGAACTTTGTTAATGCATTGCTGGTCATTTATGGTTTTACAGTTGATGAAATAAATGAAAGTGGAACCAGCAAAGGTATTCTGGAGGCTCCTGCACGTGGGACCGCTAGTGATGGTGGTGGTTATGTAGAGTGGCTTACTAAGACCTTTAACGAGTCGGAGATTGACATTTTATCCAAATCAATCGAGAACGATATCCATAAGTCAACTTACGTCCCAAACATGAACGACGAGAACTTTATGGGAAATGTTAGTGGTGAGGCTATGAAGTATAAGTTGTTTGGCCTATTGCAGTTGCTTGTCACTAAGGAGCGTTACCTAGTTAGCGGAATTCGACGGCGGCTTAAGTTGTTGCAAAACATCATGCTGATTAAGAGCGAACAAGTTGATGTTGACGGTGCTGATATCCATATCATCCCTAACATCCCGGTTAACATGACCGATGTGATCAACAATATCAAGAATGCTGATGGCTTTGTTCCGCAGCCAGTAACCTTAAGCTGGTTAACGAACACGACCTATTCAACGGCTGACATGATCAAGATGTTAGACAGTGAAGCCGAGAAAAAGGCTAAACGTGCTGCTGATGCTATGGGCACAATGACCACATCAAACTTTGACAGAGAGGGAGGCAATGACAATGATTCAAGTAGTATTTCATCATCAAACGGATCTAGCAAGTCCGATTGATGGTTATCGAATCTATGGCCATGCAAACTATGCTGAGAAAGGTCAAGATATTGTGTGCGCTGCAGTGTCTATTTTGTCTGTGACGATTACTGATGAACTTGAAGCGCCAGTCATTGAGTCACACTCAGATAACACATTAGGTGTTACTCAATTCAAGGATTGTTCAGAGAATAATGTCCTAATCAACGCGTTAGAACATGGATTGCGTTCAATGGAACGAGACTACGGTGGCTTTATTGCAGTTAATGATGCGACTGGCGGCTGGTGATGTAATTGGCAGCTAAAAAGGATAACCTCGGTTACTGGGAGCGTCGCGCAATCGAGCAAGATTCAGACATGCATAAGGCTCTTAATAAACCGGAGCAAGTCATAAATAAGGCACATCTCGCAGCGTCAAATTGGTTAACCGATCAGGTCAATCAAATTTATCGACGCTATTTTAGTGCTCCAAATATGACTGAGGCTCAAGCCAAGAAAATCTTGAACGGAACTGTTTCCAATTCGGAAATAGTTCAACTCATCCAATTGATCAAAGATACGAAGTCTAAAGCAGTTAAAAAGCAGCTGCAACAATTTATCAGCGCTTATGCCGCCAAGTCGCGTATCACACAGTTTGAATTGCTTAAAGCCAAGGTGGAGATTGTTTCCAAGCAAGTAGCTCAGGTTGAACAAGACCAAATGGATAAGTTCTTCATCCCTCAAATTCAGCAGGCGTATGATCAAGCAGCTGTCGAAGCAGTGATTGGTCAGACTACTCATGATGTGCAGTTGCATTATCCTGATGCAGTTCCTAACATCCCCACCATTGACGAACAAACGCCGACTGTTGAATTTATCGACCCTAAGACTAATGAGACTGTTAAAACAGTTGAACTCGTCCCAGACAAGCCAATAACTGAGTTTAAACGTATGTCGACTAGCCAAGTTGATAAAGTAATGCGGATGAACTGGAAGGGTAGCAATTACTCAAAACGTATCTGGAAGAACACTGATTTGCTTGCTGATCAGCTCAAGGAGTTGTTTACGGCCAGGGAAATGTCAGGAATGTCCGAACGAGATATGGCTAAAGCGTTGCAGGAACGATTTGAGGTCTCAATGTTTAATGCACGACGCTTAATCAGAACCGAAGCAGCTTTCGTCAGCAATCAGGCACGGCTAATGGGATGGCGAGAGAACGGGGTTAAATCTTATGTATTGAATGCCGTTCTTGATGAGCGGACATCAAAGATTTGTCGCTTAAAGGATGGCAAACACTTTCCAATTGAAGATGCTGTCTGTGATGGACCCGATGGGAATTATCCACCGTTTCATAGCTTCTGCAGAACTGTTGCTGTAGCATATTTTGGTAAAGACACCTTTGTAGGCCAGCATTTGGTCAATAACCCAATCGGACACTCATTCGAGATGCCAGCTGGAACGACGTATCAGCAGTGGGAGAAAGCTCTGATCAACAAGTATGGCGGTCGAGATAATTACGACCGATTGCTTGCTGAAAAGCAATCTGAGACTGAAGATAGGGCATTATTTGACCAATATACACCAATACTTGGGGATGACATGACTAAAGACTTCCAAGCGTGGCAAGATCTGAGGTATAATGGTGGCAGAGATTGGCAGTTGACGAAGCTTGACTATCAGCGCAAGGAAAGGCTATTGAACAATTCTGATTTAAGATTGCCCAATGCTGACGGCGCGACTATCGATAATCGAAAATTCACCGAGTATTTATTTAATGAGAATAGTAAGTCTGGCTATCCAAAAGGCAAAATTATTTCTGAACGCTTCGGATATAGCAAAGACAACTATTTATCCTTTAAGAAAGAAATTCTCAAACGAAGTAAGAGCTATCCGGCGAAATGTAGAGGTACAAATAAATATGGCGATTCATACGAGCAAAAAATGATTTTTTATACACCCAAAGGTAAACCTTATAACCTTGTTGCGGGATGGTTAGTAGATGGAAATCAAACAAAATTAACAACAATAATGATTAAGGAGGTCAAGTGATGCAAGTCAATGAATATGACGGAGTATTATTGAAAGATGGACGCGAAGCTATTATAATCGAAAAATTCGATGATACGCATTTCATGGTCGATGCAGCACAGACTGCCGAAGAGTGGGGAATCATTGACATTACAATTGATGATATACAAAAAGTAACAACCAGATCCAGTGCAACTAAATAGCACCCGGTCACTATCGGTGATTGAGTGCTATTTTTATGCTCAAAAATCAAGGAGGGACTTATGTTAATCCCAGATAAAGTAAAAGTTGGCAGCATCACCTATCAAGTCAAGCAAGAGCATATCGATAAGACAGATGATGGTTTATACCAATTTGGTGTCACCGATTACTTAAATGCCGTCATTACAATTAATTCTGATTATCCTCAAGAAAGAAAAGAACAAACATTTTTCCATGAATTAATGCACGCCGTGTTCTTTGAGTCATCTAACTCAGATCAAGCCGCAGATGAACGTTTGGTTGATTCGACTGGATTAATGCTTTATCAAGTTTTTAAGGAAAATGAGTTAGCCAATTTGAAGAAGAGCTAGGAGGTAGCATTCGTGGTATGGGTTAAGATATTGCTCTTTGTCAGCTATTTGTATTTTGGATGTAGTATTACAGATCAGAATGTTGATAATGTTGGTAAATTTGGTTCCATCATCTTAGCAACGATCTGTTTAGTGATGTGGTTTTGGTTATATGCTTTTTAAAAGTCTTATTGTCCTAAGTATGACAATTTAAACTGCTTATTTTTTATACCTAAAAATTCATAGGAGGTTAAGCATGAAGAAATACAACTTATTACTGGATTTGCAGCGTTTCGCGGATGACAGCGGATCAGATGGTGCTGGCGCTGGTGACCAGGGCAATGGCAGTCAAGGGCAAGGCGACAACGGTGCTGGTGGTGACCCTAATGGTGGCGTTGGGGATGATGGAAAACCAGTAACGCCGCCTGCAGGTCAGATCACCTTTGCGTCGCAGGCCGAATTAGATGCTGTTATCAACAAACACGTCACTGAAGCAGTCGAAAAATCCAAACAAAGCCAACAACAGCAAAAAGATTACGACAAAATGAACGACGCCGAAAAAGCCCAGTTTGATTTGAATAAAGCTCGTGAAGAACTCGCTGCCGAACGACTTAAAACTAAGTCAATGGCTAATCGCTCGCATGTTTTAGCCAAGCTTGGTGCCGACAAATTACCTACAGGGTTAATCGGTTTATTTGACAGCGTGCTTAGCAAGGATGAAGCAGACGTTGATGTGGCTTATGGCTCATTAGTCAAGACGTTCAATGCTTCCGTGCAATCTGCGGTCGATATTCGCCTTGCTGGTTCAGCCGATAAGCCGGGTGGTAACGGAGCACCAGGCCGCATTGATACTGCAGGCGAAACATTAGCCAAGCGCCGCAATGATGCCGATACAAAATCGGTTAAGGATCCATGGGAAACAAACTAATACGAGGAGGTAATTTTTTATGGTTTATGTAGACAAGACACAAAACGTATCACAAATCAATTTTCTGGCCAGTGGCCGATATCAAAGTTTCACCGAGTACGCAGATGCCAATTCCAATGGTGTTGTTGAAGAAGGTGGACGCAAGATTCTGCCAATTGGCTCTATCTTCCCATCAAACGATGCCAAGGCAAAAGGTATTACTTTGAGCACTGCTGATGTCACTAATGGCGCTGTCCCAGTCGCAGTCATGGTCGAAGGCTATGTTTTACCGCAACGTTTGGCAGCTGCACCGACTGCAGAAGCTAAAACTGCACTGGCAGGTATTAAATGGCGTGATGAAGCACCAACTGAAGCCTAAATTAAAGGAGGAAAACTAAATGCCAACAATTTATGATTTATTTACACAGGCCGATTTGATTGATTACTCAGCAAACCGACAATATAAGCCTTTCTTAGGAGACTCATTATTTCCAGCAAAACGTGTTGAAACCCTTAAGGTTGAACAATTAAGCCGGGGTTCAAAGATTCCAATTCTTGCATCAGTTGCTGCATTTAACAGTGAAGCTGAAATTGGCAGTCGGACAGCATCCAAGACGGCTTTGGAGCTTGCTTTGATTAAGCGTAAATACAAAATTGATGAAGAAGATATCATTGCTATGCGAAATCCACGGACACCGCAAGAAGCAGCTTATCTTAAAGATAAAGTATTTAATGATTTCGATGTGCTCAATCAAGGTATTTTAGGCCGTATTGAGCAGCAAACCATGGAAATGTTCAGTACTGGTAAGATTCATTTACGGGATGATGATAGTGATACCACAGCCGTCATTGATTATCAGATTCCAGAAAAGCATCAGCAAGCTCTGACCGATACTGCTTGGGATAAGGACGGTGCCGACCCAATTAAGGATCTAGAGAATTGGTGTGATGCTTTGGACATTACGCCAACTCGTGCATTAACTTCAAAGAAGATCTATCGTTTATTCACACAGAACCCTAAAGTGATTGCTGCAATTTGGGGTAAGGATTCCGGCCGTCTAGTAACACAAGCAGCATTGGACGAATTTATGCAATCAGCTGGGTTACCAGTAATTCGGACCTATGATGCTAAGTACAATATCCAACTGCCAAACGGTAAATACGCTTCGCATCGCTATTATCCAGAAGATCGCATCACTTTGTTTAACGATGATTTACAGGGTAATAAGCTGTTTGGGCCAAATCCCGACGAGGCAGAAAACATGGACGGTGTTAAAGTATCCAAGGTTGGTAATATTTTCAATACTGTTTTCACTGAAACACATGACCCTGTTGCAACCTTTGAGAAAGCTTCTGCAGTTGCATTACCATCTTTTGCTGCAGCTGATGAAGTATTCTTGGCGCAACCTATTGCGGGGGTGGCTAAATAATGAAGGTCAAGGTTAAATCAATGCCATTAAAGTATGGTGGCAGCGTCTATAAACCAGGGGCAACCCTGACAATTAAGCAGGATTACTTTAAAGAATCACTGTTTGAATGTTTAGACAAGAACGATGATGGTGGTGATACAGATGACTCAGGCAAAACTGGATCAGGAGACGCTAAAGAAGTTAAAAAGTGACCAGCTTAGTCAATTAAAAACTCAACTGGGCGTTAAAGAAGATGATAAATCGCTCGATTACTATTTCGATGATGCAATTCAAGCGGTGCTTGATTACACGAATCGAACTGAAATGGTAACTGGCCTATTTGTTTACGCTAAAAAGCTCGCGACTGTCTACTTTAATCAGCAATCGAACGAAGGTGAGACTCAGCGGACCGAAGGCAGCGTTACTCGCAGTTTTGAGGTAGGTATCCCCTTAGCTATCCGCAATAGTCTAGGCCGTTATCGTCTGGGTCGTTTTGCTAGATTGTAGGTGGTTGTTTGAGATTAAATCCAAGACAATTGCGGACTGTTTATTTGCGGCGGCGGTTAAATGGTACGGATGAAGAAGGAAATGTCATCACTGGCTACGGTGAACCCATTGAACTGCAGATGGTTATCCAACCAGCTGGCGGTCAGGTTAACGCTCAGACTTATGGTCAACGACTGGCATACATCAAAACTTGCCTTTATGTTGGCAATGAGATTAAAGAAGGTAAAGACGAGACCTCTGGAATTTGCGTCGATGTAGATAAGGACGCAAAAAAGCCCGATTACAAGATCAATGCAATTCGGACTTGGTCAGATCACCTCATAGTGATGATAGAAAGGGATGATGCCTAATGGAAGTCGAAATCGACGCTAGTCAGGTACTTGGTAACCTTGCTAAGCTGCCTGACTTGGTTGTTGAAGCAATGATGAAGGCTACTAATGAAACGTCTGAATTGGTTAAAACTCGCGCAGTTGATAACTTGAGATCGAACATGAGACACGGTAATGACCTTCAACAAAGTCTTGAAGTTGCAGATCCACAGTATTCTGATGGAAGGGTTACTGGAATGGTCTTTTCCAAAAACCCAATAGCAACTTATCGCGAATTGGGAACAGGCATTCATGGCCAGGAATCATCGAAAGATATTCCCAGCGGCTTTGTTCCAACGTATCACCAGTTACCTTGGTTTATTTACGTTGGGGATGTTGATTTAGACTTAACTGAAATATATGGTATGCGAAAAGTAGTCATAAAAGGGAAGAGCTTTTATGTTAGTTCTGGCCAACCTGCTAGGCAATTTCTTACACCTGCATTGCGTGTTACGGCCGAAAATGAATTGCCGGACATCATCAAGCAGCATTTCCAAAATGATATCCAAAAGGGGTTGGACTAAATGATATTTAATCTTAAGCCCGTGATAATGAATATCCTGAACTCCATTGATGAGTTAAAACTTAAGTCGCCATCATATCCAGCCGTCTGGTCGCAATATCCAATGGCGATATATCGGACATCTCATCAACCGGCTTTTATTAACGCTGATCATCACGAATCACAGACGTCCTGGTCAGTAACAATCGAACTCTATACAGACAACGGTAGCCTGACTGCTATCACAAATAAGCTGAGTGACGCATTTGCAGAGCTTGGCTTGTCTTGTGCCGCTAATGACGCTAATACTGCAGGGTTGAGCCGCGTTGTCTGTCAATTTAGTGCTGTGATCGATAACGATACACGGCGCGTATACGGGAGGTAATTATATATGAATTTAGATTTACAACGGTTTGCGGCCGATGCTGATGCCAGTCAAGGCTTACTTGCTACAGGCACGACACTTGGCTACAAAGTGCATGGCGATTCATCAACTGAATATACGCTTTTGGAAGATGTTAAGACAATTCCGGAAATCGGCCAGTCACCAGAAAAGGTTGATGTGACTGTCTTAACTGACAAAAAGAAAAAGGCAATCAATGGCCTGCAAGACTCATCTAGTTTGGCCTTTGCTTGTGTATACAAGGGGGCGAACTTTAAGGCTGCTAATGGTATTTCGGACAATGGCAAGGTCTACGACTGGATCGTAACTTATCCAGACGGGATGACTTGCACCTTTACTGGCCAAGCTTCTATCAAAATCGGACAAGCCGGCATCAATGAACCAATCACTTTTACAGTGACGGTTGTTGTTTCTGACGGCCCTGATTTTGTGGACGTTCCTGCTAAAGCATAAAAGATTTATTCAGCAAGTCATCTGTCGAAGGATGGCTTGTTTTTGTACCTAAAAATATTTGGAAAGAGGTTTTATATTATGGTTTCAAAAGCAAATAAAAAAGTAACATTCGGCGGTTTAACTTTGGGACTACGATTGGATGGGAATGCAATTATCCAAATTGAACGTCGCCTAAATGAGTCAATTGTAGGCTTATTTTTATCATCAGATGGTGGCACTAAACTACCTCCTGCAAACAAGTTACTAATTGTTTTACAAGGAGCTAATCAAGAACATGGTGTCTCAGATGATGACATTGTTGAAGCGTTTGGCAAGTTCATCGACCAAGGCCACACCACAATGGAATTGATGGAAACAATTAACGACTTACTTGAAGATGGTGGTTATTTGGGAAAAAAAGACAAGGAAAAATCGGGGAAAGAGGAATCTGGGAAGAAATTAATTCCACTGGACGCTCCGGAAGAAACCAGCCCACTCGACTAGAAACTGTCACAGATGTGATCAATGAAATTCGGGGTCCAGCTATTGAGTCTGGTATTCGTGCTGATGAGTTTGAAACGATGACTCTCAGCGAAATACTCGACCAAATGCATGCTTATCGTAAGCGAGACATGGATAAGCTGCGCGAAAAAGGCGTCATGGATCATAAACAGGCTGAACTAATAGCCTTTGCATTTAATGACCCGTCCAAGATGCCGTCAATCCAGGAAACCTACCCATTTTTGAAAGGGTTGTTTACCGAGGCAAAACCGAAACCACAGCAGCAATGGCAAGTTGATCAGGCCAATCTAATTATGGCCGCAAATCGAATTAAGCAGGCAAGACTTGCAAAAGAGTCTCAAAAATAGTTTTACATTTTATGTAAAAGGAGGTGGATAAATGGCAAGTAATATTGATGTTGGTGACTTACAAGCAAAGTTTGGTATTGATTTAAGTAACTTAGCAAGTCAAGTTGCCAAGGCTACCGAAATGATTAAGTCAATGACTACTAAGATAGACGAAACAACAGCAAATAGTGCCAGTAAAATGAACGAAAAAATAAATAAGGCATTTGATGCTAGTAAGGGAGCAGAAGATCTTAAAAAGAAAACTAAGGAAGCAACCGATAAGGCTGAAGATGAAGTTGATGACTTTCTTGTTTCTTTTAATGGCAAGACAGTTAAAATGGCCGATTATGCTAAGAATGGATATGAAAAATCTTTCGGAGCTGCTGTGCAGGAAGCGACTAAAGCAGGCCAGAGAATACAAAAATCGTTAGCAGCCAGCGTTCAAAAACCTGTTAAAGCAACCATTAAGACTAATACAAAAGTACCTAAGCTTTCGGAGTCTGGTATTCAACAAGACGATAGTTTACGAAAAAGCATTGAAAGGCAAAGAGTCGCGGCCAATTCTGAAATTACTAAAATGGTTCAAGATATCAATTCTAAAATGGAACAAGCAAAGGCTGCGCAACTGAAAATTCAGTCTATTATTTCTAAGAAGAATTCGATACCCAACCTTAGTACTTCTGAGAGTTATAAATTTGACAGTCAAATTGCTAGTGCTCAGGCACAAATGCATCGATATCAGAATACCGCCAAACAATTAGCAGCAAATATGCGTGACGAGTTTGGTGCTGTTCCAGATGAATTGAAGAAAATATCAGCTCAAATGACACGCAATGAAGCCCAAATAGACACACTGAGAAATCGCATTAAGTCGCTTGGGAATACTTACGAACAGCAAAAGAGCTCGATTGGCAGTTTTGCTAAAGGATTTAAGACGAGTGATAATGACACATCTTTAAAAACTAAAGCTGAAATTGACAAGCTCCGGACATCGATGAATAAATTGATATCTGAGAACGATTCTTTAGCCAGTACTTACGCTAACGCTGAGGACCGTTCTAAAAGCCTAAAGAAAGCATTGTCAGGTGTTAATACTGAACTTAAGGACCAAGTTGCTGCTAGTCGTCAGGCCAGATCAAATATGGCTAATGTTGGAAATTCAGGTAAAAATACCGGCACTAGCAAAAGGCCAAGCTTATTTAGAAGAATGGGCGATAACTTCGCCAATTTCCGAAATAAATTTAAGTCTGGTTCGTCGTCAATTAAGAATGATTCTTCTGGTATTACGTCCAGACTATCTGGTATCAATCGGACTCTTAAGATGATGTGGAGTTCTGTGTTAATTTTTGGCATTTTAGGTTCGGGCTTACAGAATTTAATGGGTAGCTTAGGCAACTCTTTGATGGTGAATCGACAGTTTGCCAACTCTCTTAATCAGATCAAGGTTAATCTAGCTACTGCTTTTTATCCGATCTATACCGCAATCATGCCAGCGTTAAATACACTAATGAACGGTCTTGCTAAAGTTACCGGCCATTTAGCTAGCTTTATCAGCATGCTGTTTGGGACAACGTTTAGCAAAGCTAAGCAAGGTGCTGCTGGTTTACAGAGCAGTATCCAAGCACTCAATCAGTCTGCTGATGGCAGTGGTGTATCAAAAACTGCTAGCGGCGCTAAAAAGTTGGCAGATAACGCTAAAGATGCGACCGATAAGGCTAAGGAATTGCAACAGTCATTGGCCGGGTTTGATGAGATCAACACGCTGCAAAAAAACAATGACTCGAGCACGTCTTCAACGCCAGATACATCAGGTTCAACTCCAAGCCTCGATGCTCCAACTGGCCTTGATTTTGGTGGTGCTACTGCTAATTATCAAACACCTATATGGCTCAAAAACCTTGCAAAAGATTTATGGGACCCTATCAAAGCTGGTTGGGATACGACTGGTAAAAAGGTAATCGCGGCGTTTAAGTATGCTTTGTCCGAAGTTAATAGCCTAGTCAAAGACATTGGCAAATCATTCCTCGAAGTCTGGGACAATGGTACCGGACAGAAGTTTATCGAGAATTTACTTGTGTTACTTGCTGATGTCTTGAATATCGTTGGTGATATTGCTAGGGCATTTAGGAAGGCTTGGAATGATGACGGTCGAGGTACTCGATTAATTCAGTCATATTTTGATGCGTTTAATCGTATCTTGACGTTACTGCATCAGATTAATCAGGCTTTTCGGGACGCATGGAATTCCGGCGTGGGCGTTTCAATCAACGAGCACATTCTAAATATCATTACTAATATCTTTAAGACCGTTGGTGCTTTAGCTGGTAAGTTTTCTGAAGCTTGGCAACATGCTGATCTGGGTCAAAAGATATTCAAAGATATCTTAGGTTTAGTTGATAAAGTATTAGGTACTCTCGATAAGATGACCGGTGCAACTGTTAATTGGGCTAAGTCACTGGACTTTACACCATTGTTGCAGTCGATTCATGGGTTACTTAAATCAATGCAACCGTTTACCCAAAATATTGGTGACGGGCTGAAATTCTTGTATGAGAAAGTCTTACTTCCTCTGGCAAGCTTTACAATCGAAAAAGTTATTCCAGATTTCTTAGACCTATTGTCAGCTGCTATTAAGGCGGTCAATGCAATCATTGAAGCACTAAAACCACTCGGTAAATGGTTCTTCGATAATTTCTTGCAACCGTTGGCTAAATATACTGGTGGGAGTTTCCATTCAGTCATTCAGGGTATCGTTGATATTCTTGATAAATTTACAAATTGGATCAAGACACACCAAAAAATTGTCGAGGGTATCACTGTTGCTTTAGCAACCTTATTTGCGTTTAAAGTTGCAACTAGTGCCTTTGATAAAGGTACTTATTTAGTAGATAAATTAGTGCGGAATATTGGCAAGTTGTTCGGCAAAGAACACGTTTTGAGAGATTTATTCGGTAAACTTACTGGCATCAATGATTTAAAGGATGGCGTCGAGAACGTTAAAATACTAGCTTCGGCCGGCTGGGACAAAATAAAGATAGGTGGGCAGCATCTAAGAAAGATTGCTAAGCTGACCTGGTCTGGTCTTAAAACTGGCGCGACGCATTTAATGAATATCGCAAAGTTATCATGGAATGGCATCAAATTGGGTGCTGGTAAGTTGAAGGATATTGCGCAATTATCTTGGTCTAGTCTTAAAGCCGCCAAGGACGATATGAAAGAAATTTGGCAAACAGCCAACCAAAATTGGCAACAATCTGGAATATTTCAATCTATGCATAGTGCCGGAGGGTTCAGCAAACTGACTACTGCAGGGAAAGTCACTAATGGACTTGTTGGTGCAGGGATAGCGGTTGATGCTGGTGTTGATATTTATTCAGCAATTAAGGCTAAGAATCCAACTAAAAAGTTTGAATCTTACGGTTCCGGTATTGGTAAAGCTATTGGCGGTGGACTCGGCATGTGGTTTGGTGGTCCACTAGGCGCAGCATTAGGATCCCAAATCGGTGGCGTCATCGGTACTTGGGGCGGTGAATCGGCCAAGAGCTTTAGTGACGGCTGGAGCGCAGTTGGCAAGGGCAAGAAACCCGATGACTGGCTTGGCGAACTCGGCTGGAACTCTCGTATTATGTCTAATAAGGTCGTTGCTTGGTGGGACGACATGAAGAAGAACAGCGATACCAAGCGTGCTGAACAACAAAAAGATGCTGATCGGCAGAATGCGGCCTTTATTAAGGGCTGGAACAGTTTCTGGGGTGATGTTGGTGACAAGGTTCAAAAGACTTGGGACGATACCAAAAAGACTACTTCAACTTGGGGTACTAACTTCAACAAGTGGCGTTCAAACTTTGGTAGAGATTTCAAAAAGGGCTGGGACGAGACTTGGGAAAAGGTTGGCTCGAAGCTCAAGAAAACTTGGGACGATGCGAAAACCAATACCGAAACCACTTGGTCTAATATCAAGACCGGTATAGGCACAGCAGGTAGCAACATCAAAACCAACATGGAAACTTGGTCGGGTCAGGCCAAAGATAAAGTCATCGGCGCTTGGAAAACTATGAAGACCAAGGGTGACCCTTACTTCAAGGGTATTAAAGATACTGCCAAATCTGCTTTTGATACTGTAGGCGGCTGGGCAAGCGGTCTTGGTGAAAAAATTGGCGGCGGTTTATCTAGAGGCTTCGAAGCAGTTAAACGAGGTGCCGCGTCAATTGCAAATGGAATTATTGGGCCTGTTGGGACTGCCGTGAATGGTGTCATTAAAGGTATTAATTGGGTACTGAGTAGCGTTCACGCTAGCGCTCGATTAAGTAGATGGAGTGTACCTAAGTTTGCCCAAGGTGGGTATCACAAGGGCGGTCTTGCACTGGTTAATGATGCCCCCGGAGAAAAATATCGAGAGATGTTTAGACTGCCAAGTGGCCGCTATGGCATGTTCCCCGCACAGCGTGATTTGTTAGTTAACATACCAGCTGGCACTCAAGTGTTAGATGGTAATCGCACAGCACAGATTCCACATTATGCTAGCGGAATCTTTGGCTCCGACTTCATGAAGGGCTTCAACCTTGATTTTGGTAACATCTTTAGCGGAGTCAGCTCAAGCATTAGCTCAGCCATTGATGACGTCAAAGACTTTACCAAGGGTGTTTGGAAATATGTTACTCACCCGATTGACTTGATATCTCAGGGTATTGGCAAGTTCTTCACGTTACCAGCTGGACTTGCAGGTAGTATTTCTGGTGGTGCAATGGATTTGATTAAGAACGGTTCAGTTGACTGGATTAGAGATTTCATCAAATCGAACGCACCCAAGAAAAAGAAAAAGTCCAAAAAGTCGTCTGGTAAATCCGGCGGCTTATTCGATTTTGACTTCGACTTTGAAAATTTGTTTGGCTTTGCAGACGGTGGCTTCTTGAATAAAGAAGGTCTGTACAAAATGGGTGAGGGCAATCTATCAGAGATGGTAGTGCCATTAACCAAACCAGCACGTGCAGTTGAGTTGATGAAGCAAGGATTGAAAGTCATGAACTTATCCGGCATGGAACTTGCAGCTCCTGACATGGCAACTAACAATTTAGCTGATTCGATTGGCACTAGCTTTAATGGTGGTAGTCAATCAGGTGTTGGCAGCATGACATCAACTGCAGACATGCAGTCGATTATTGTCGCTGCTATCTTGGAGGCCATGGCCGAGCTTAAACGTACGAGTGGTTCTGATGACAATCAAACCGTAAACATGAATGTTGACGGTGACCGTCTTGCCGAAATTGTCATTAAAGTATTAAACAAACGGTTCCAGAAACTTGGAATTAATCCATTGAATATATAAAAGGGAGTGGTGCTTATGGTGGCTTTTGCCATTGGCGGTGTGCAGGTTAAAACGCCTAAAACATTTAATGCAGCAATACAAGATATTGACGGTAATACAACTCGTGATGCTAAAGGCAACATGCATCGTGATCGTGTAACGCGAAAGCGTAAGCTCTCGATTGCTTGGGGGCCACTATCAAACAAAGAGTGTGCGCAAATCTTGCAGGCGTCTGCAGCAGAATTTGTGTCAGTGACCTATCCTGACCCAATGACCGGTGCCTCGCGGACTGGCCAGTTTTATGCTGGTGACAGAAGTGCACCATCATATAGTTGGAACGAGCAATATCAGTCAATCATGTGGCAGGGCCTGAGTTTTGACCTAATCGAACAGTAGGAGGTGATAATGATTGTTAAGCGAAACAACCGCGGTCCGTAACGCATGGGCCGCAAGTGAACGAGAATTACAGTTGAGAATTACCATTAATGACCAGGTCTTTAACGCGGAAGATGTCACTGATTTTAGTTACGATGCCGGAGCCATGAATGGTGAGTCGTTAACACTTGGCTCAACTTACGCGAACTCAATTAAAATTACTTTTTCCCACATTGTTGAAAAGTTAAAGCTTGAAGACAAAATAACGCCTGAAATTGGTATTAAGCTCCCAGATGATACATGGAGTTACACCAAACTGGGCGTTTTTATTATCGACTCAGAGGTAAAACAAGACCGTAACAACGGTCAAACGTCATTATCAGCGACTGACAACATGGTCATGCTTAGCGGTAATTACACGTCTAAAATTGCTTATCCAACTGGCGTTATTGAGTCCATTACGGATATTGCTAATCAGGCCGGTGTCAAACTCAATGAGGCAAACATTGCCCGACTGACTGACACCACTATTGGTGCTTTAGGCAAAGAGGTTACCTATAGACAGGCCATTGGTTATGTGGCGCAAATCGCTGGTGGCTTCGGTCAATTTAATCGTGACGGGCTGCTGGATATCCGTGGACTGGAAGACCCTAACTTTAGGATCACACCAGATTGTTATATGTCAAAGGGACTCACGAAGAATGAGACCTTTTACAGAATCGGCGGCATGCAAGCCGAAGTCACAACGACACAAGTTGAAAACGATGGCAACGAGAACCAAGAGACAGTTACCCTGCAGTCTGGTAGCAAAAGTGGTTCGCAAATAAAAGTTGCTAACCCTGCAATGAGTCAGCAGCTGCTTGATCAGTTATACGAGCAATATGCGGATATCAACTTTTACCCGTATAGCTTGGAATGGTTTGCTGACCCAAATCTTGAGGCTGGCGACTGGGTAACGATTGTCGATAACAAAGGCAATGAGTTTAAGGCGCCGGCGCTAGGCTTAACGTTGAGTTTTAACGGTGGCCTTTCTGGCACTCTCAAGGCAGACACGACCGTGACCTCGCAGACAACATTTGTTTACAGTGGTCAGTTTAATCAAGTTGTGACTCGATTGCATAACGATTTTGCAACGATTGCTGGCAATCATATCTACAAGGGTATTGATCAGCCAATATTCGCCAAAAAGGGCGACCTCTGGTATCAATCAGTTGGCCCGGACACAGTCATGCAGGTTTATCAGTTTGATCCGGACACAGGACTTTATTCATGGGTTGAGGTTGGCTCAACCAAGCCAAGCCGTGAGTTGTCTGACCAAATGGATCAGGTCAAAAAGGATATTACTGATCAATCAACCAAGATTGACGGCGCAGTAGCTAACGCTAATACAGCGGTATCAAACAGTGACTTGGCAACCAAAACGGCCAGTGCTGCTAAACAATCAGCTGCTGAGGCAGTTACAGTTGCTAATCAAGCAAATTTAATCTCGTCACAAGCTCAGGCGTCTGCATTATCAGCAAAAGCCGATGCAAACACTGCGAAAGCAAATGCCACACAGGCGATCGATGACGCAGCGGCTGCAAAGGGTCAGGCGAGCAACGCCTTAGGTCAAGCTAACACCGCAATCGGAAATGCCGCCGACGCGTTAAATAAGATTAATAGCATGAGTGTTGGTGGTCGCAACTATCTAGCTAACACAAGCACCCCGTGGCAAATGCAAGGTTCTGGCGGCGCTAATCAGACTAGCTCACCGAAGTGGCGGTTCACATTTGGAACAATCAAGCAAGCGCCTTTCAAAGACGGCGAGTATGTGACCGTATCCTTTGATTATATAAGTGTTGGTACGGGGGCGTATGGCACTATATTCTCTCAACTCAACAATACACCATGGGACCAATTCGGTATCACGGAGGCTATGAAAGATAATGGGCACGTTGTGCGTACGGTTCAATGGCAGTCAGGTTGGACCACAAGTGGTACGGCGACGGGAATTCATATTCGTATGGATAACGTCGCTACTACAAGAACAGTTACTGTATATAACATGCAGTTTGAACGTGGCAACAAAGATACTGACTGGTCGGAGGCACCGGAAGATGTGCAGCAGCAATTTACAGATATCAATGGTGAGCTAGCCAATAAAGTTAGCCAAACGACTTATAACACGCTAGCCGGCACAGTGGATACGGTCAGCACACTAGCTAAGCAAAATCAGTCAACAATTAGTACACTAGCGACCAAAACTAGCGTGGACACGGTCAGCAAAACGGCAACGACAGCTCAAACTTTGGCTCAACAAAACGCAAACGAATTGCTCAACAAGGCTAGCACTAACACGGTTGACACCTTAACTAAGCGGGTCACGACTGCAGAGAGTACACTCAGTCAAACGGCGACAAAAGCTGAGCTAGCACTAACTAACACGGACGTCGATAAACTAGGCGATAGTGTGGCTAGTCAAGCCCTAGATATCGCAGCTACAGCCGATGCGCTTAAACTCAAGGCCGATAGCTCAACATTATCCGATTTAACTGATATGGTGGCCGACAACAGCGCTCAATTAGCGTTGACCGCGACAAAGGCTGAGTTACAGGTAGCCCAGACCAACGTTGACAATCTTAAAAAGACGGTCACCAGCAATACTGCTGGAATGACAGCTAATGCCAACGCACTTAAGCTTAAAGCTGATAGCTCAACCGTATCTGATCTAGACGGACGTGTGACTAGCCTTAGTGGTCAGTTAGACGTGCAATCAGACTTAATCAGCGCGAAAGTCACCGCAAGCGATGTGACGGGAATGCTGGGTAATTATGCCACACAGTCTTGGTCTCAGGGACAGATATCTGCTGCTAAAAATGAGATTTCCGCGAGCGTGGAGACGGTTAAACAGACTGTTGATAATTTAAGTGTCGGTGGCGTCAACTTGCTACTTGGCACAGATCTTAATGACTTGACTAAGTACTGGGAAGTTCGTGGTGGCTCAGTTGTGGCTGGTCTAAACGGGCACAACGCGATTTATTATGATGCAACAAATATCACAAATGACTACGTAGGTGTTTTAGGGCAGCCGATTTATGACCCAACGCTAGAAACAAATCGTGTGCGACCTAATCAATGGTACACTTTATCGTTTTGGGCCAAAGGCACGGGTAACTTAACATCGTATGTGTATGGTAGTTTTATCGATGTGCCCTCTGGCAGCTCAGCGGACGGGTTAAAGTCAAATTACGCCACCAACGATGGCAGTCATGTTTGGAATTTAACCGATGGCTGGACGCGGCACACATACATCTTTAAATCAAAGTCGGGCTTTCCGGACACAGGACAGCAAAATGTACTGTTCCGGGTGTTTAAAGGAAGCGCCGTATATATCTGTATGCCCCAGTTAGAGGCTGGCACGCTCGCAACAGATTACGATATCGCCCCAGATGAGCTAGCTACGCAGGACTGGACTAAATCACAAATTAAGGTCAACGAGGATAAAATCACAGTCGGAATCACAAGCCTTAAATCGGATATTACAGCAGCAACTGATGCTCTAAATAATAACATCGCAAACGCCACAAAAGATATGGCAACTCAGACGTGGACACAAGGCCAGATTAATACGACTGCTGACAATATCAATTTATCAGTGTCTAAAGTCCAGACTGATTTGGGTGGGACCAAAACACAGTTTGCGGCGTTAGAAGTGAAAGTCGATGAGATTCAAACGACTGTTAAGAATAAGGCTGACCAGTCACAAATCACCCAACTAGCAAACGACATTAACCTCCGCGTCAAAACAGGTGATTTAATTAGCCAAATCAACTTGTCAGCTGGATCGACGCTTATCCAATCAAACAAGATATATCTATCTGCTGCATCAACGGTGTTTGGTGGCTCGGCATTTATCCCCGCTGCTAGTATCAAAGACTTGTCAGCCGACTATATCAAAGCCGGCACGCTCGACGGTAGTTTTATTCATGTAATCAATCTTGTTGCTGATAATATAACGTCAGGTACGCTTAATGCAAAGAAAGTTAAGGTAACTGACCTTAATGCAGATAACATCACAGCTGGGACATTAAATGCTCAGAAAGTCGGGATTGTTGGATTAAAAGCCGATAATATAACGTCAGGTACGCTTAATGCCGCAAATGTCAATATAATCAATCTTAATGCTTCTAGTATCAAAGCCGGCACCTTGGACGCCAGCAAGGTTAACCTGATAAGCGTCAACGCCGCCAGTATCACAGCCGGGATTATTACTGGGGCCAATCTGAGTTTAAATCTGGATACTGGGGAGGTTTTATTCCAAAAGGGGTCAATTAAATCTGCCACAACCTTATCTGGAGGCCAATTAGATATTGAGATTGACGAGGGGACCTTTACACAAGCTGATTCTTCAGGACGTGGCATGCGATTTCAGAATGGCAATATCTATTTGGTTACTGATGTTGCAGAACCGTTTGTTTGGGGATCTTCTAGAATTGCAGATTATGGATCACTACAGTATTCATCTGTTCTTATGTTTGGTAAGTCGGGTGTCACCCTGACTGGTAATCAAGCAACAACCGTGGCTACACAATCATTCATGAATACTCCATTGTGGACATTTGGAATTAACATGTTAGATGCTGGCCAAATTACTGGGTCCGCAGTGGCTTTAGATGATACAAATGCCGCAATTATTTCGAGTAAACAAATATCTTTGAAATCAGGTTTTGCATATCAATCCATTAATACCGAGATGTCTCCATGGCTTGGTGTAGGAACAAAGAACAAATATCGCGCTGGAGGCATGGACTGGGAGCATGATACTGATTTTGGACCTGATATTTTTATGGAGGCCAGTAGCGTAGTATTTTCTGCTACTCCTGGTAACACTCCTATCACTTTTGCATTGGCAGGTGATGCACGTTCAGGATACGCATTAAGCATGGGGATAAAGAATAGAACATATTCGGGCGCCGCTAACATGATTATTACTGATAACGGCGTACTTGGTCGTGTTACGTCTGCTCGAAAGTACAAGTTACTCGATCATGACGCGGAAACAGTAATTGACCATGCAAAACGTATCTTAGATATCAACCCTAAACAGTGGTTTGATAAAGCCGAAGTTGAGACTATTTCCAAGTCTTTAACTGATTCAACCGAGAACCAGTTAATGAGTGATTACAAGTTTCAGCAGTACTATGGTTTTATCGCGGATGATTTTCACGATGCTGGTTTGGATGAAGTTGTCCAATTCAAAAACGGTAAAGTCGATAGTTTGGCGTATGATCGTATCCCTATGTATCACAATGTTATCCTTAAAGACCATGAGACCAGAATTCAAAAACTAGAACGTGAAAATAAAGAGTTAAAACAGCAACTTGCTGCCATTTCTTAGGAGGATGAAACATGAAAATTACTTTAAAAAATGTTTATTTGGTGCCATCAATTAATCTGTTACAGAAGATGAGCTTGAAAGGTCAAGATACCTTGGCTCGTTCGAAATTTGTAAAATTGCTCAAGAAATCTTTAGATGATTTGGCTGAAGCGGAGCAAGAATTGGTGAATGAGTACGGTGCCCGAAAAGATAACTCGCTGCCAGTTAGTGATGATAATCCTTTGATTACAAAACCAGATGGTAATGCAGAAATTCAGCCAAGCAAGAAATTAGAATTCAACAAGGTGCATGCCGATTTGCTGAGTCAAGAAGCTGAAATCCAAGGCGGTACTTATGTTAATCACATCGACGATATCAAACGAATTCTTAAAGAATACGGGGATAAAACAGAATTAAGTAATGCTGATGCTGAAGCCTATCTCGAATTGACAGAAGCATTCTCTAACGCAACTAAGGAGGATAAGTAATGAATGCTGATGAATTCTTCCGTAAGGGCAAACAAATGGTCACTGATTATGTTAATGATCATCTAGATAAAAGTGACGGTAAACAGATCACACCAGATAACGTTTACATTGTTTGGTCTAGCAAGACTCTCCAAAACAGTAAGGCATTGCTAAGCACGACTTTGCTTGACGGAATGTATTATGAGCTGACTTTTAACGGTGACAAAGACGAATTTTACCTAGACGCTTATAAGAAATTTGATAATAAAGCAATCAAAAATTGGGAGGAAAAATAAATGTTAACAACTAGCAAATCATTAAGCATTTCTGGCCAATCATCAATCAGTGGGCAACAGGTGATGAATTTCTCCGCTACTATTGACCAGAGTAACGGTCGTAGCAATATCACACAGGCCGTTTTAAACAAGGACTTGTACGATTCAAACAAGACCGAAGTTCGTAAAGACGCCGCGGACTTTACTGATTTAGTTTATGATCAAGAAGATAAGATGGCAGAAGCAGATAAAGCTGACACGGCCTCCTAGGTCGTTTAACTTTTTTAAAAAGGGGATGGTTAATTGGACTTAGAAAAGACCGTGACAGAGCACGGTAAGCAAATTGACGTGCACACTGAGCGTCTTAATGATGTCGAAAAGGACGTGCAAGAATTAAAGCAAGATTTGCGTGTCGGACTTGATCGTGTTGATCAGTCAAATCGATATTTGCGTGAACAGAACAACGTGATCTTGAAAGAGGTCATCACAAAAAATAAAACATCAGAACAACATGACTTCGCTCTTACCAAATTAGCCAAAGACAATCAGATCAAGATGTTTGGCATGATATTTGGTACAGGCGGGGTCATTGTTTTAATCATCAACTTACTGATGAAGTTATTCCACTAGGAGGAAAAATAATGAAAGATTTAGCACAGTTAGTACTATCAATTGCGGTAGCAGTGATTCCAGTTGTAGGAGTCTGGTTATCCCAGCAAATTATCAAGAACAAGAAGGCATTGGCATTCACGCAGGCACTAATTCCATTGGCCGAATCAGCGGTGGTTGCTGCTGAAAAACTTGGCGTAACTCAAAAGCTGACCGGTGCCGCTAAAAAGGACAAGGCGGTCCGATTTGTTATTGATGGGCTAAAGTCACTTGGCTTTACCGAAGCTGATAAGGTTACGATCAGTAATGCCGTTGAAAAAGCATTTGCGGAGTCCAAGGACCAAATCGAAGCTGTCTATGATACTCAATTTACTGGTAGCTTAAATTTACAGTCGCAAATTGCTGAAACATCAAAGAACAGTGACTTGCAACAATCCACAATTGATTATGCAAATGGCTACGATCGATAG